CAACCCCGACGAAACGGAGGACGAGAAGAAGGCTGTCCTGGAACGAGCGCGCAAGGATGTGAAGTTCTGCGTGGAGACATTCTTCCCGCACTATTGCAGCAGCGAGAGCGGCGACTTCCAGATCTCCTGGGCGAAGCGTGTCGGCAAGAAGAAGACCTTCAAGGGTTTCAGCGAGTGGCCGCGTGGCCATGCTAAGTCTGTTTGGAATACGATCTTCATCCCGTTCTGGCTGTGGCTGAGAGGCGAGCCAGTCTACCTGGTAGTGATCGGCGACAGCTATAACAAAGCGAAGACACTGCTCAGTGACATCCACGGAGAGCTTGAGGTGAACCCTCAGATCCTCCACTACCTGGGAGAGCAGAAGAAGATCGGGAGCTGGGAGGATGGCTTCTTCCAAACCACTGGCGGCTTCGTTGGTGCAGCTCTAGGTCTGGGCCAGAATGTGAGAGGACTCAGGAAGGGAACCTTGAGGCCGACCATCTGCGTGGTGGATGACATCGAGACAAAGGACTTGAACAAGAACCCGAAGCGCCAGGACGCAGAGGCTCAATGGGTGGAGCGCGATCTGATCCCGACAATGGACGGGCCGCACAGGCGCTACATACACAGCAATAATAAGTACGCGAACCGCATGGTGCAGACTGTCCTCCAAGAACGGCACCCTGGCTGGTACGTTCACCACATCAAAGCATACGATCCCATAACATACGAGCCGACCTGGGCCTCCAAGTACACGGCGCAGTACTGGCGAGACATGGAGGATCCAGATGAAGGCATCGGCGTGATCGCCTGCCGCGCTGAGTTCCTACAGATCCCACACAAGGAGGGCAAGATCTGGAAGGACGAGGACTTCCAATGGGCGAAGCTGCCGCGCCTAGATCATTTCGACTTGATCGTGGGCCACTGGGACGTCGCCTATGCAGGCACATCCACGAGCGACTACAACGCCGTAAGACTTTGGGGACTGAAGGGGCGGAACTTCTACATGATCGACTGCTTTGTGAGGCAGAGCAAGATGGACAAAGCCATCGACTGGATGTGCAGAAAGGAGAAGGAGATCAAAGAAAGCTACAAGACAGACATCCACATCCAGTGGCAGTTCGAGGCGCAGTTCTGGAACGATGCAGTGGAGCAGACGATCCAAGAGGTGAGCGATGAGCACAAGCTCCAGCTCAATCTGATAAAGGTGGACACACCGAAGTCGAAGAAGTACGACAGGATCCTCTCCACACAAGTGTACTACCAAGGCCGCCGCGTGTATATCAACCAGGAGCTGAAGAGCCACAACGATACACTGCAAGGGATCGAGCAGATCAAAGGGATCGAGCCTGGCTACACCAGCAAGGACGACGCACCCGATGCAGACGAGGGCGCCTTCTCCCGCTTACAGAAAGAGATCTACATCGGCACACCATCTCCGCCACAGTACGGCGACACCTACACAAACAAACTTGTTTAAATATGCCTTATCAATTCATCACAGAAGAAGACCTCACGACTGACATCCAGCCGCAGTTCCTGGCGATCATAAGCCAGGACAACACGACAGGCGAAAGCACCAGCGAGGAGATCGCAGCGGTGCAGGCTCGCAAGGAGAAGGCAGAAGCCAGCTCCATCTCCAAGATGAGCAGCTACTTGAGCAACCGCTTCGACAGCGCTGTGATCTTTAACACCGCCAGCACCTATGGCGACAAGGAGCTTATCAAGGAGTACCTCTGCAACCTGGTGCGGTATCGACTGTGGCGAAGTGTGAACCCGCGCAACGTGAGCGAGCAAGTGAAAGACGACTACAACGAAGTGATGGACTGGCTGGACGGCATCGCCGAGAATACTATCCACCCCAGTCTGCCACCCATTACCGCCACGGATACCCTCAGAACGGACGAGCCGATCTGGGGAGGTGATGGCAAGGTGACAAACTTCAAGGTATAGAAGGGCAAGAGAATGCCGTTCGAATACCGTTCAAATTGCGCGAGAATCGACGATCTAGTCAAAACGATATACACCTATGGGATTAAAGAGAACGCTTAAAAATACCTTGAAAGGATTCGCCACGAAAAATTTCAGCGAGCAGGAGCTGAATGTGATGATGGCCGCGAAGTCAGACGCGCCACTGAGCGAGCAAGTGGACAACAGGATGACACCCATCTCCAGGCAGGAGGTGGACGACTGGCTGAGAGCCGTGAATGGACTGCGCAGCATCGAGCCGACTCGTGTGCTGATGTCGCGGATCTATGACCGCATGATGTTAGACGACACCGTGACGCGAGGCATCCAGAAGAGGATGAGCCGCGTCAAGCGCAGCCGCTTCAAGTTGATGGGCGCCGATGGCGAACACAACCAAGAAGCCACCAAGCTGATGGAGTCGAAGTGGTTCACCAGCTTCCTAGGTATGTCGATGACCTCTATCTTCAGAGGGCCGCAACTGATCGAGATCACCGAGCTGAAGGATCGCGAGATCTCGAAGCTCACATTGATGCCCGAAGGGAATGTCAACTACTGGAAGAAGTTCGTCACCAAGTACACAGGCGAACTGAATGGCTGGGACTACACCGATCCAACGCTGGCGCCTTACTACCTACAGGCAGGAGACACTGACGACTTCGGCCTGCTGATGAAGGTCTCGGTGCCGTTTATTTATATGAGCTTTATCCAAGCCATCGCGGTGGACTACGTTCACAAGTTTGGCACACCGCCAAGGGTACTGATGCACAGGGGCGCCGATACGACACGCCTGAGACAGTTGAATGAGCTGATGAAAAATATGCTCAGCTCCAACTATGCGATCATCAAGGAGGGCGAGGAGCTGAAGATCTTCGAGCCTAGCAATACGGCAGGCTCAAAGGATCTATTTGAGTCTCTCATCAAGATGTTCCAGAGCAATATCACGGGACTTCTGGTAGGTGAGAACGGCACCACAGAGAAGGACGGAACTGGAACCTATGGCAGCCTGAAGGTGATGGCCGAGGTGAGTGACGCGATCCACGACATGGACAAGATGATGCTGCACTATCTCATCAACGAGGATCTGATGCCGCGCCTGGTGCAAATGGGCTACCCGTTCAAGGGTCTCAGCTTTGCCTGGGACGACTTCCAGGATCTATCCGCGAAGGATCTGATTCAGGCCGTGAAAGATCTCAGCCAGTACTACGAATTTGAACCAGAAGAAGTGGCTCGACGCACGGGTCTACCCATCACCAAGCTGCGGCGCCTTCCTGGAGAGTTCACTGAAGAAGCAAATGGAGGCGGGCTGGGAAAGTTTAAGGCCCGTATGCGAGCGCTCTATGGAGAGCCGAGTCATGCGGGCGTAAGCATTGCCGCCATCGGTGGTGGTGATGCCGAGCGAGTGATCCGTGAGATCTTCGACGGGAAGGTGGACGCCAACCAGCTCGACGCTGCGCTGGCCACATCCATCGGCGACGATCTCTATGGTGGAGCTTCTGGAGCTTTCGACTTTGGAGGCATCGACTACAATGCGCCAGACAATCTGCTGGCCTCGCGAATGCGCGACAATCTCTACGCGTTCAGCTCTGCCAAGACTTACGCGCAAATGAAGGAGATGAGCGAGCTGCTGGTGGATGACCAGGGCAGAGTGAGATCCTTCGCCGACTTCAAGCTGGAAGCAGAGAAGGTGGCAAAGATCCATAACGTGACATGGCTGGAGACGGAGCGGAACAACGCAGTGGCCAGCGGCCAGATGGGTGCCCAGTGGAACCGATACGAGGCCGACGCTGATCTCTTTCCCTTCCTGGAATATGTAACGGCAGGAGACGCACGAGTGAGAAACGAGCACAGCCTCCTGGACGGAGTGGTGAAACCAATCGGAGACGCCTGGTGGGATAAGAACTACCCACCACTGGGACACGGCTGCCGATGCGATGCCACCAGCACCAGCGACAGCAGTCGATTGACCACTTCGAACCCTTCGATAGATGTGCCGCCAGCCTTCCAGGCCAATGTCGGGAAGACTGGGATCGTGTACACCAACGCGCACCCCTACTACCAAGTGCTGCCACAAGCACCCACTGCACTCGATGCCATTCGGAACTATGGAATGAGGCCAGCCTCCAAGGTCTTGGCAGATCCCAAAGGGCTGAAGACCGCACCCTCGAAAGCTTTCGAGGAGTCGGCAGAGTACCGCACCGCCACCGATCACAATGGTCTGGCTGTGCGCCTCGACGATGAACCCTTTCGCGAAAGCGACAAGGCACACCTGGCCAGCGAAGTGCTGGCGCTACCAAGCGAAGTCTGGACGAGCGTACAAAGTACCAGGTACTTGAAGTACTACGAGAACGGAGCCGCCCTGGTAGATGTGAACGGAGCGATGACAGTGAGCGGCTGGCGCTGGTTTGATTTGGCTGAGACCGAACTTATGGACACCGTTAGAAACGGGATACTATTGAAGCGATGAATGTACTGATAGCAAGACACGAGCAGACTGGGGAGATCTGCCTGAAGATAAGCGACGGCCACCATGTGGAGGTCGTGGACTTTCTCCTGGACAATGGCTTCGCGATCCACGAGTGTGAGCCTTATCACTTTGTGAAGATGGCAGAAGAAGACTGTGCTCAGCGCATCACCAACATCGAGGAGGCGATCAAGTTCGAAAACTTTGTAGACCGAAAGCTGAAGCCATGAGCAGAGTCCTGAACAAGCAGCAGCAGCTCGTCCTGGTGAATGGGATAGTGAAGATCATGGCGAACCAGCCAAGGTCGGCAAGCGCCAAGGCGGTGGCCTTCTTCAAGGGCAACTTCAGGCGGCAAGGTTTCCCAATGAATGGAAGACTGGACAGGTGGGAGAAGCGAAAGGCACCCGACAAAAGAAAGGGCGCAGCGATACTGAAGAAGACAGGACGACTCCAGCGGAGTATCCGAACGACAGAAGCGAGCCGTCGCCGTGTGGTGGTAGGCACGGACGTGCCCTACGCTGAAGCACACAACGAAGGGCTGGAGCTGGAGCAGAAGGTGAACGTGCCAGCACACAGCAGGCGCGAGCACAAGTACAAAGCACACAGAAGGGCGGGCAAAAAGATCAAAGGCGGAAGAAGAAAGGCGGCAGATGTGAAGGGCCATAGCCGACAGTTATCGGTGAATTTGCCGATACGTCAATTTATCGGCGCCTCGCCCGATTTAATGAAGTCCATCGACCGCGAGTACCTCAAGCAAGTGAAGGAACTGGAGCGGCAAATCTTTAAAAAATGAGCGAGAACATTGAAGTGATTAACGAGGGCCAGAACTGGCTGGAAGCATACAAAGAACTGGCCACCGCCATCGCTGCGATCCCAGAGATCAAGTGGGTGGATCTATGGGAGGAGCAGCCCTACAGCGCAGACGAAGAGTATCCTGTGCCAGCGCCTGCGGTGTACTTGGAATTTAACACCAACGAGATGATGGACAAGGGCGACCTGGGCCAGATCTGCGACTACACCATCACGGCGCACTTGTACTACATAGACATTGCCGACACTCATCAGGGGAGCTGGAACCAGGGCGACGCCTTGAAGTTTGGCGAGCTGATGGTGTCGATCCACCGCTTGCTTCACGGGCGTGTAGGAACGCACCACAGCGCGATGACTCGCGTCGATCAGCAGAAGGAGCCGACGCCACACCCTGGCGGGAAGGTGCACCTCCAGGCTTACCAGTGTCTGATCTCTGACAACACAGCAGTGAAAGGATTCGAGAGCGACCTGGGAGATGATCAAGAGATGGAAGTCAGGAACGAGGCGCAGGCGCCAGGAGCAGCAGAGGTGGATCCGCTGTATAGTGATTTTGAAACAACCTAGGAGCAGCCTGGTCTTCTATCGGTGATTTGCCGCAGCTATTTCATAGAACCACTCCAGCCCTTTTTCAATTCGCTTTTTTGCGCTGCTGTTTGAGTAGGCTGCCGCAGACTTGTATCCGAACGCCTTCGCGATGTTGGCGTCACTTACTCCGTTTGCTTTTTTGATTTCTTTGATATTCATAGTCCCCAGTATTTTTTAGATTCACTATCTAGTCGCTGGCGTGTTATCCAGGTGTAGTCCAATTTTTTACCAGCTATCTCGATCCACATCTGGTACACAAGTGAGCCGTGCTCACCTCTAACAATGTTCAAGACGTCCGTCTCGTTGCCTCGCTCCACTCGGTGCTGTTTTTCGCTTCTCATTAGTTCCCTGTTTTGATGAGTGAAGAGATCCGTCGAGCGAAGGAGTCCAGGCTCTTGTAGAACTTATAGTCCCCATTCAAGACAATGATGTGGCGGCTCTCGCTCGGCTTGCTCAAGGTGTACCAGTTCGCCGATTCGTTCCCAAACTGCTGGCCGCTCATTAGTTCCTTTTTAATCTCTGAGATCTGCATCCTCTAGGCGTATCTGGCGTTTAAAACTTCGACTTTCTCCACCTCTCTCAGCTCTTTCTTCGCGGCGGCCTTCGTGGTCGGCTGCACTTCGTTCTCCCAGGAGTTGTATCCCTTGTTGGAAGTGTAGCCCCACAGGCCATTGATGTCTTGCTCTAGGCGGAACCTCTCGCCAGTCTTGATGGTGATGCTCTCCGAGCCGTCTGAAAAGGTGAATGTCGTGGTCATTGTTTCCGTGTTTGTTGATGCAAATATAAGTATATACTTAACTTATGCAAGCACGGAGGCGCGAAAACTTAGGCGGGTGGATCCGCTGCACGGTGATTTTGAAACTAAGTAAAGAGACCAGGCTGAGATAAGTGAGGATGACATCTATCTGTAGATGTTTTGACGTGCTTCGCGTCTATCTCGTAGCCCACAAAGCGCCGCCCTTCTTTGGAGGCCATCGCGCACTCTGTGCCGCTACCAGCAAAAGGAACCACGACCAGGTCGCCCTTGCGACTGCACGTTGTGATCAGCTTTGTGGTAAGTCCTTCTGGTTTCTTTGTGTCGTGATTGTATTTTTTTGTGATGTGCGACTCCTGCGAATACTTCAGGACGTCAGTGGTCATCGCGGTCAGATTGAACGGTCTTCGAAGGTGCTCACACTGCTGGCGCTTAATCTCATACTTCACACGTAAGTCGTCGTAAATTTTGCGGAGATCATCATAGCCTTTGAAATGCGGGAACAGCTCATCCATGCGCTCCCACTTCTCAAAAGAAGGGAATGAAAACTGCTTTTTGTTTCTTGTAGTATAACCAAACCAATGCGTGCAAGAAGAGCCGATGCCTTTGACGGCAGCCGCCATGCTTAAACCACTCAAGCCTAGCCAGTCATCAAAATAACGCTTTACAGGCAGGAAGAGTTCAGGGTCTTCGCGTATCATTTCCAGTCCTGAGATGTCGCGCCCGTTGCCATACATCAAGATGCGCTCAGTAACTGGAGCAAACCTCCTGAGAGCCGCGATCTCACTCCGCAATGTCTGGCACTGAGTCTTCTCCCACACCAAACTGTTCAGAAGGTTGAACTGGTCGTCCAGGATCACCTGTTGATAGGCGATATTTTTGGCGTGACCATACCAGAAGAGCGTCCCGTTATCGGCCAGCAACCGCTTGCACTCTGCCGCCCACTTGTACACGTCTTTCAGGTAGGCGTTGAGATCCTCCCAGATAAAGTCGAAGGCGCCCTTGATTTGAAAGTATGGAGGGTCGGCGATGATTAGGTTCGCGCACTTATCTGGCAGACCGTTATCCAAAAAATTCAAATGGTGAATCTTGTTCTCTTGCTCTCTCATTCTGTTGTTCTGTTTCTATAGTTCACTCTGTACTGTACACGATGTTGGAGACTGTGGTCGGTTCGAGCCACACCTGGTGCGCGATCTCGTGGATGCACCACTCAGAGCTGTGCTTTCTTACTCCGTGTTCCTTGAGGTTGCGGAGATCTTCGAAGCGCTCGCGAATAAAGCTGTTGCGCTTGTTTATTAAAGTTTTTGATCGGGCCATAGCAGGGACGGCTGCAAGTTACTCCCATACTTTCCATTTGTTGAGTAGTTCCTTGAAAACTTTTTGAACAACAGAATGAACACTCCCCGAAGGGCACAAAAAAACCCCAGCCGACTAGAGTCGACTGGGGTGAAAGTGGTGCGGTGGATCTCTAGGAGATGGCATCGCTCAGCGCCTTGTGAAAGGTGAGCGCGGTGGACTCGTCCAGGAACTTCAAGGAGATGCTCTTCCCGCTGATGCCGAACTCGACCGTCTTGGAGATGGCAGCAAGGCCGCCACGCTCCAGGCTCACGAAGAGGATCCTGCTGATCGGGAAGCTATAGACGGCAGACTTGGCCGTGATCATGGTCTTGTCTACCGCCAGGACTCTCCTGTCGGTGATGGCGGCAAAGTCTTGGCCTGCTCCCGTGTCTGTGTTGAATAGGTGCTGGACGGTTTCATCCTGGAGGAGGTACTGCTCCAGCTCTTCTCGTCGGTGCCCGTGTACTTTGTCCTGAAGCTGGGCCTGCTTCTCCTTCATTTTGTCAAGTATTCCCATCGCGGTGGTGTGTTTAGTTTGGTGTGTTGTATGCAATTAACTTGCCAAGCGTTGAGTCTCGGCGGCGGCCTCTTCCATCAAGTCGATGATCCGCTTCAGATAGTAGTAGTGCGTGGCAGCATTGTCGTGGATCATGTCCTGGTGATTGCTTAGCGCCAGCACTGCGTAGTTGTCGCGCACCTCCGCGAGGAGGATGGACAGATCGGCTGGTTCGATCTCACAAAATAGTTCTTTGAATTTACTGATAGCTGATTCATTCATGAGACTTTTACCTCTTCTGCTCCTCCTCCTTCACTGGTGGCGCTTTGTAATTTGCAATAACGGCATCAACAGCTGCCAAAGCAAGTTAAAATCCATTTTATTGTCGGTGAGTACTAGCGGCTTTCTTCTGTGATCGCTTGGAGTATTTTCTGTGGCTTGTTCATGGTATTGCTTTTAGTATTTCGAGTTCAGTGAGAGACCTGAGTCCCATCTCTTGCGCGATGAAGTACTCCATGCGCACTCCTCTGCTCTTGCCCCATGCCGCGTCCATGATGTGGTAGATGGCGTCGCACTCTATCAAGGCGATGATGCATACCTTCATATAGCTCTCCCATCTTTTGTCGTGGTCGTGGTCTAGCTCTAGCGGGTTCACGGGTGTGTGCCCTGCTTCGGTTACTGCTTGCGCTGCTGTTGCGAATATGCGCTTTCTTTCTTCCAGGTCGTGGCCAGTTATGGCTCCTGCGATGTAGATCTTCATGCTTTTTTTGTTTTAGGTTTATGATTCGAGAGGGCGCGGGCCTACCTCTATGCACTCCTGTGATCCGCATCTCTTGCAGATCTGGCCATCATTATCGGATTGAGTGCTGCCGCAGTTTGCGCACTGCATAAATTCGGGGAGATCATCGGATCCATTCACGGGCCAGTCGTTCCAGTCCTGGAGGTTTGGCGGCTTGCGTTGCGGCTCCGTGGAGCTGTGCATCCAGTAGAGGAGGATGATGAGGACGATGGCGACACATAGCGCGATCATTGCCTCGATGGTTTCGGTGCTGAGGTTATTCATGGAGTTCAAGTTTTGCGTGTGCGTTTTTGCCCATCGCGGAGGTGCGGCGTCCCATTATCTCCACCCACTTGGCGTGGCGGCGGGCCATTGATGGCGTGATAAAGATGCGGGCGTTGTGGGCGAATGGGAAGAGATGCGGCACTCCACTGTCCAGCCAGTGGCCGAAGTATCCGATGGTTTTACCGTCGTCGATGATGTGAATGATGAGTCCTGTCATGGTTTAGTTTTTTTCTGTTTTGGTGATCGGGTGCTTCTTGGCCAGGAGCTTCAGCTCTGTGATGAGCTTCTTGATCTCCGCGACCTGGTTCTCCATTGACTGGATCGCTGACTCAATACCCCACTGATCAGAGTAGTCGAAGAAGTAGAAGTCATCGGTGCGGATCACTTGATTGAATGCTTCAGCCGATTTCGTTACACGGATAGATACCTGTTCTACGTGGCCGTAGAAATTGGAGAAGAAGCACAGCTCTGACTTGTCATTAAGGTCGAGGCAGAGAGTGATGAGCTTCTTCGTTTGCGCGCGGATCTCTTTCGAGACTGCGGTGTGGTGGTGCTTGAGAGCTTTGAGCTGTGTGGATGTGTATATCATGTTAAGGGGTTTAATCATTCCAGGGTTCTTGATTGAGATAAGTCTTGGCCATCTTAGGTGCGACGTTGTACCGCTTGCATCTGCTGAAGTATCGAGGGATGAACTCGAAGGCTGGGAAATGTTTGGCCTTGCTCATCCTGTCCCAGATCTGCTCCGCCTTCTTTCGATCAACGCGGTCGCCGTACAGCGCCGAGTAGTTGCGGAAGAAGTCCTCGAATGTGACCTCGACCTTGATCTCCAGGAAGTCGATCTTGTGCTTCTTCCTTAGGATCTCGACGCTCTTCACATTGGTGGGAAAGTGTTCGAACACCCAGAGGAGCTGCTCCTCGCTGAGTCCCGTGCTTTTGAACGCCGTGAGAAGTCCCTTCGAATTGTATTCGAAGACCACAGGCTCTGGCAGCTTGCTGCTTTGTAGTTGGAATATCTTCATGCGTAGTACTGGTCTATTCTGGCAGTGAGCTGGTTCATCTCGTTGTACTCGAAATGGCCTTGAGTGAGGCAGAGGCCGAGGATCTCCTGGAGTCCTAGCGCTTCGTGCATCGGCAGCTTGAACTTGTAGGTAGGTTGCGACACCAGCAGCTTCTTGCGGAAGCGAATGATGAGGCTCACCTTGAGGCTCTCCAGTACTTTGTCGATCCCCTTGCTGTGAGGGCTGGGGAGCTGCTCGCTCTCCAGCGTATTGACCAGCGCCTGAAGGCCGCAGTGCGTGACTTTGATGGTGTGCTCTCTCATAGGTTTGCGATGTATTTCTTTTTCATTGTCTCGGCTTGGTACACGAGTTTGGGAAGATCCTCCTCCGAGTATTCGTTCAGGTGTTTGTGGAGGTAGCCGTACTTTAGAATGAAGGCGTAGATCCGCACCATGTCGGCCTTGCCGCTTGGTAGCTGGTATCCCTGGTACTTCAGCATGGAGATGATCTTCTTGCGCATCCGATCACAGGGGTCGTCCTTCTGTGCGCCGAGCTGAGTGATCAGCTCGTTCAGCTCGCCCATCGACAGATCGGTGAGCGACTGGGTGCGGCCTTTGGTGAAGTCGTGAATGAGATCGTGGCGGTCGATCTTCTGCTTTATTTGTTGCTCGGCTGCCTTGAGCGCAGCAAAAAAGCGGGCGAATTTGCTCATATTAATTGGAGTTGTTTTGCGTGTTGAACTTTGGCGCCTTCCGCCCAGATGGTGTGGCTCTCGCAGGGGCCGTATCTCCCCACGGTGTGGGTCTTGAAGCTGGACACGCCGACGATGGCGCCCATCATGTACTTGATCTGGTTGCCATAGTAATCGTCACAGACGAACTCGCGGGCCTTCATGCCTCCCCAGCAGATGATGATGAAGCTCTTCCTGGGAAAGGTCTCGATCAGTTTGATGTACTGGAGTTTGGTCAGCTTCATGTAGTCGAGCGAGTCGATCACGACGATCTTCTTGCGGCGACCAGGGCCACGGAGGTACTCCATGAGCTGGTTGAAGTAGAAGCCATCGCCCAGCATTACCTTGCCAGCGACTTCCGTCATGTTCACGCGCTTGAAGGCGTCCTGGATCGTTTTACTGTCGCCCTCCTCCAGGCTGCTGTAGAATATGTCGTGCCGTGAGGCCAGCGACTTCACGAGCTGCATCACGAAGGAGGTCTTCCCGTTCTTCGGTTTGCCGATCACTTGGATGCGGAAAGGATCTGGAAGGACTCCGACGGTGTCGGTGATCCACTGCGGGATCTCTTCCAGGATGCGGTAGTTTTTCTGGAGCACCTGGTTCACTCCTAGTACTTTGGTCATATTGCGGCGGTGTTAATTTATTGGCTCCCCATTCAGGACTCGAACCTGGTGCGCCACCGACTGGCAAGGGGATGAGAGCTTACTCTTCAAGGGACAGGCTGGCCTGTTGTCCTTCTTCGATTCCTTGAAGCCGCTCCAGGCTGTTGCGTGTAGCCAGGAGGGCGTTGTATTGCTTGTTGGCGTCGGCTCGCTTGAGCTGTCCGAGGCTCATCCATTTCGGGTACATCTTCAGGCGGAGCTTCAGCTCTCTGTTGACCTCCGCGATCTGATCGTCCAGCGATGCTCCTCTGGCCATTAGTTGGCGTATAGAGGAGCGAAGGCTTCATCGTTTATTTTGTCCAGCTCGTAGAGCGGGCGCTGCCAGTACTCGTCGTGCTTCTCGCTCCAGTAGATCACGAGAGTCTCGTCGGCGGTGGTCATGTTGGTGAGGTCAACGATCACGTCGAGGCGCTGCACGGGATGGATCCCTTCTGGCACTGGCCCGTGAATGATGATCGTCTTGCTCACGGTGCCGTCTTCGAATACTAGGCTATAACTATAATTCTTTTCGAACGACCACGGGAAGCGGTACTTTGTAACGTAGACCAGCTCGTTGTCCACCATCTTCTCCTTGCTCTTGAGGTGATAGAGTGGGTAGCTGTTGCCATCGCTCTGGTGTGTGAGTGTGATCACGGCAGGGCTGTGAGATCTCAGCTCTCCCTTGATGGTGAGCTGTGCCTGGCAGGCGATAGATAAAAGTATAAGGAGGCCAGTGAAAAAGGCCCATTTAGCTGCTTGTTTCATTTTGTTTATGGTTGTGATGCTATTCGGAAGCATCAGATGGAACTGAAATTTAAATCGACGATCTGGTACTCATTGGCCTCGTCCTTGTACCAGATCCTGAAGTACTTCTTCGAACTTGGTCGGCGGATGCTGTCCTCGATGAGATCAATGGCCTCATGGAAGAGCGGGAACCTGGCGCGGTCTACTCGCTTGCGCAGGCTCACGAGATCCATCACTTGCTTCGTGTCCAGTTGTCCTCGACTCGTTTCAAATGCGCTGTGAATCATCTCCTTCATAAAGTCCTCGACATTGGCCGTGCTGACATCCAGGAACTCGTTGAACTTCTCGCGGGCCACTGCGATCAGCGCGTCGTCGAACTTGATCGGCGTGGCCACATTGACCTCCATCTTGATGGAGCGGTCGAAGTTGTAGATGGTGATATTGCCCTTGCTGTCCTTCGTTTTGGAGCCAGCCTCCTGGATGGTAGAGATCCATAGCTCCTCTGCAATGATGGCGACCTCTGTCTTGAAGTCCACCAGCTTTGTGTTGATGCTTTGAGCTTTGCGCAGGAGCTTCTTCGTCTCGCGCTGGGTGCGCTTCTCCAGCTTTGTGATTCTTGAGTATGGGATCTCGTGGCCCTTCTCGTCTGTCCATGTTTTCATCGTTACTGTATTACTAAATTTGAATTTTGAAAGGATCCCACAGGCTCTCCGTGGGATGGGATGTGGTGGCGAAGGTTGTTCACGACCTTCTTCCAGATGGAGACATTCACCTGGAGGTTGTGGATCGCGCGGATGTCGGTGAGCCAATTGTCGCCCATGCAGTTGTAGTCCTTTTCGAGTTTCTCGATGCGGGCCTTCGCTGTGGCGATTTTCTCTTCGTAGTTGGTGCGGTTTTGGACGCTGTTGTTCCTTGCTCGTTTCATGTTAAATGAGGTTTTTGACGTGATTCATAAAAGACTTATGTACTAGGTTTGATGTGATCATTTCCTTGAAGAGGTTCTTGATGGTTTCGCTGCTATCCTTGCGCCAGCAGTCCTGAACCTCTCGGTAGACATAGCGCTCGTGGTTCATCCACTCAGCTCTCCACCACTTCCAGTACCTGGAGGCAGTGTCGCGGAGGTAGAAGTCCATCATGTCCTCGTAGCCTGGCAAATCGAACAAGTGCTCGATGAAGGCGCAGCCCGTGTCCAGGAATAGCAGACCGTAGTCGTCCTGGGTCATCTTCGCCCGCTGGCGAATGTTGGATCCGTTCACGGCGCTCTCTGTGAGTGCCTTGGTTCTGATTGTGGCCTTGGTTTTCATACTGGGACGGCTTTGTTGAGTTTGGTCTGGAGCACCTCGATGGCTCGCTTCACTCTGCGGAGATCTCCTTCGCTGTCGTTGTAAATCTCATTGATGTGCTGCGGCTCGATGATTCCATTCGCTTTGCAGATGGCCTCCGTGTCTGACAGGCTCACAGCCTTCAGTTCAATGAAGCGGCGACCAATGCGAGAGTATATCTCGTTATAGCCACGCTTATCGCGCTTGCGGCCTTTGTCGATGTTCTTCTCCAGATTCTTCTGGCCTGACAGGATCACTCCACAGTAGCCGTCGAGTCTGTTGTATATCTCAATGAAGAAGAGCAGCGAGGAGTCGCGCAGCTTGTCAGCCTCGTCGATAATGAGGAGCGGCTTCTCTACGCGGGCCAGTGCCTGGATGGCGATCTCGCACTTCTTACTGGTAGCGTGGGCGCTGCCGTCCACTCCTAGCTCCTGGAGCAGCTTCTCCATAAAGAGCTTATTCGTCCAGTGGGCGGCGCAGTTCAGGTGGAAGACATTCCTGTGGCTCTTGGTGTATTCCTTGAACCCTTGAGTCTTCCCTCGTCCAGCGATGTCGGTGATGGCCATCGAGATGGACTGGCTCTGTGCGCGGTTGCAGATAGATGAGACCAGTCTCATGTTGGTGGTCTCGGCGGTCTTCCAGCTTAGTGAGTTGTATCCGCAGGCGATGGCCAGCTTCTGGATCATGTCGTCACCAAACTTTGACCACTCGCGATTTTTTAGCGCGGTGATAGTGGAGGCTGCGCAGCCTGCCTGCTTGGCATACCTTCGCTGTGAGAGTCCTGTGGACTGGATCTTCTCCAGTGTTAATTCTCTGATTTGTTCTAGCGGTGCATTCATTGTTTTGGGTTTTGGTGTTTATAATTGATCAAGGAGAAAGTCTTCATCGCTGCGGGTATCCGTGGCGGCGTCAACTGTTTGTTTTTTCTTGGTAGGTCTGAGGCCGATCTTCGAGCGCCAGGATGTCATCACCTCTGTCTCGTCGTATCCGAGAGCGTTGGCCTTTGTATCCAGGTGCGTGTAGAAGTCGTCCTCGTTCTGAAGTTCTTCGTCTATGTACTGGCGCTCGCCTGGCTCCAGGTACTTCACCACGTCGTGGGTCTCTCTGGCTGGCTGTGCTGTTGCGACGAAGCGCATATCTCCGCTGGGTGTTGGAGCGTACAGCTCCACCTCTGGATATTCAAATTCTGGGTCGTACTTGACATGGAGCGCGGCCTTGAGGTACTTCTCGCGGAACTTGTAGTCCACCAGTCCCTTCTCGTTGTACACCACATACGTGGTCGAGTGTCCCTTCCGTGTCAGCGTGATGCCGTTCGCCTGGTACTTCATTGGCTTGGTCACGTTGAAGAACATCTCCACCATCTCTGGCAGCTCTACTGCTGGAACCTTTGGATCCTTTCGCGACTGGTAGAACTCGGCTCTGGATGCTTTCTTGTTCGGGTGCGTTGCTGCGTTCCAGTCGTTCACGATAACCTCCCACAATTGGCACAGCTCCTCGTAGTTCGGGAGGTTGTGGAGGTTGCGGTTCATCTTGTCGGCGTCGTACCAGTTGGCGAGCTTGCTGCTGGTGTGGCGTCCGAACCCTGTCCAGAATGGGTACTCTGCCAGGATCTGGCGCTGGAGTCTTCCGAAGATGCCCTCCACTCTCCGACTCGAAGAGCGGTATGCTCTGGACGGGAAGTGGACTGTGGCAAGTGAATCATAGAACTTTTGCGCCTCCTCAGTGAGGTGGCCCTTCTGTTTGTCGTACTTCAACTGGTAAGGCTTGGAGCCTGTGGTTCTCACCGCGTGGCGGAATGCCTTGAGCTGAAGCTGGAAGTCTTCTCTGTTTTTTCCTTCGTTGATCGACCAGCCGATGATCGACTCAG